GCTATCAGACGCTACCTCGAATCTGGTGTTGATGAAGATACCATACAGGAGAAGATGCAAGATTGGCAACCTGGTGTTTCCCTTGAAAGAACAGTAGACCCAGTTGCTGCTGTTATGCGTAAATTCTCTTCAATGACCGCAGATGACCAAGCGGCTTTGATTGAGAGCTTGAAAAGCCAAGCTGCTTAGTTCAGCTGGTTAACTCCATGAGGGAGGTGCTATTGTGTGCCTCCCTCTTTTTTTATTTTAAGAACCACAAAATTTAACAATTTGAAGAAGGAGAAAGGCATGGCGGAGCAGCTATCATTGTTCCCTAATTTCGTATTAGACAGGTTAGAGGAAAGGCACTTAATGAAGAAGTATAATTTGTGTCCTTTCTGTGAAGAACAAACTTTATACACTGTAGGAATTTGGTGTGTTGAAGATGATGGCACTGAAGTACCACGTGTTAGGTGCTATCAATGTCATAGGGAATATCGAGGGTAGTGCGTCGTGAAAGGCGTTACGCCCAACTAGCAATACCATTTGAACATAAGAGGTTGTATAAGTGGCAACCTCCTTTTTACGTTCAGCCAAAACTTGATGGAGTTCGCTGTCGGGCTTTGATAGACGACATGCCTACAGATACAGAAGAATTATCCTCATTATATTCCTCCACTAACAAACTCATAGGGTCGGTACCTCATATTAATGAGCAACTCAATGCCTTATCTGAGTCGGTGCCTAACATAGAAGAGTTTGATGGGGAACTCTACATTCATGGCAAGTCCTTTGAACACATAACTTCCATTACATCCAGAACAGTTAATATGCACCACGATTTTAGAAGTATTGAATATCACATATTTGATGTGATACCTACCAGCGGAGTAAGCACTCCACAACACGTAAGATTTGTACACCTCGCAGAGGTGAAAGATGAAGTAACAAAGTACCCTATTCAAATAAAAGTTGTTCCTACCTATTTAGCAGAAGACATGGATGAGATTGCTATTATCCTTGATACAATGTTAGCAAACGGATACGAAGGTGTTATTATTCGTAGTAAGGATGCTCCATATGAGAGGAAGCGGTCTTATAGCATGATGAAACTCAAACCCCGAAAGGAGGATGAGTACACAATAACAGGTTCTCTGGAAGAGATAAGTATACATGGTGACCCGAAAGATGCTCTTGGTGCTTTCATCTGTAAGGGTGATAGCCACCATACATTTAAGGTAGGCACCGGACCTCTTTTGACCAGAGAACATCGCATAGAACTGTGGAAGCATAGGAGGCGTCTTGTTGGTAAAAGGGTTAAGGTTAAATACCAAGACCTTACCAAAGACAAGAAAGTTCCTCGCTTTCCAGTTGCAGTGGAAATAATACCGTAACTATGTTCAATAATTGAACGGAGGATATATGAATAAAGTCTATGTTGTAAACAAGGCTGGACATGATTTCTCTCAAGCGGAGGCCTATGGTACATTAGTTTACCTTTCTGAAGGAGTGGTAAATAAGTTTGGTATAAACCATATGTATAGGACCTTTGCTGAGGTACTTAAAGATAGTAAGTCCACCGATTACATTCTTATGACTGGACTCACCTCCATGAACGTGGTTGCTTGCTCTCAATTCACTTTCCTGCATGGAAGGTTGAACTTGCTCATACATAAGGATGATAGATATGTTGAAAGAAAAATCATCATGGACTCGGTGCTGTCTAAAGCACGTATCAAGAATCAGCACTCTCACGCAGGACAAGAGAAGATTGATAGCAAGAATAAAAATGCTCGAAACACGGATAAGGAGGTTAGAATATGAGCGACTATCCCGTAAAGGAGCATAGCACATGGGGCATCCATGACGCCTCGAAGATTCAGACGTTTATGGAGTGTCCACGCAAATACTTCTATCGATATGTTGTTGGTTGGGAAAAAGAGATACCAAATGTTCATCTTGTGTTTGGTGAAGGTTGGCATAGAGCTATGGAGCATTTGCTCTTACATGGCTATGAAGCTAAATCTATACAAGGTGCATTTGATGCTTTTAACTCTTATTATAGGGAGCACTTTCACGAGTCTTCAGACCATGAAAGACATCCGAAGGTTCCGGAATCTGTACTTCCTGCGTTAATAGGATATACCAACCAATATAAGCACGACAACTTTGAGGTACTCCACACTGAGATTGCCGGAACAGTGCCTGTGTCGCAGGACCGCTATGTAAACTGGCGGATTGATGCAGTTGTGAAGGACAAAGAAGGTGTGTTTGCTTTGGAGCATAAGACCGGCTCTCGGTTAATGAAGGCATGGTCTGACCAATGGTACTTATCAATGCAGATTAGCACATATACTCACGTTTTGTATTGCTTATATGAGCCCAACGAAGTTTACGGAGTTCGTGTCAATGGCTCTATATTTCGCAAGCGAGACCAAGAGTTTGTACGTGTGCCTATTCGCAAAGGGTTAGGTGCTATGAAGGTATGGCTTGATACTGTTAATCACTACCTCGACATGATTGAGTGGTCATTTGAATCCTTGCAGAAAGTAACACCAGAGGATGCTACGATGAACGCTTTTCCTATGAATACAACTTCGTGTACAAAGTATGGCACTTGTCCTTACTTCGATTTCTGTATAACTTGGGAAAATCCTGTAGAGAGGATAACCAGCGAAGAGACACCTATGGGATTTAATACTCGTTGGTGGAATCCTGCTGACCGTGAGAAGACAGCCAACAAAGTTGTCACTATCAGTGAAGAGGATGCACAAATAAAGAAGGAGAACAAGGATGGAAGCTAAAAAGACGTTTGATGACATTCAGTCAGCTTATGACTCTGATAGCACAACCGAGACATTTAATGCTCTCGTGTATGGTGATATAGGTACTGGCAAGACGTATCTTGCTCGTACTTGTATTCAACCAGTTCTAATACACTCCTTTGACCCAGGTGGTACAAAATCACTCTCAGATGTAATTGAGGGCGGTGATGTTTATGTTGAGAAGTTTGAGTCAGAGAACTCTAAGAAGCCGACAGAATATGCTCGGTGGGAAAAGCGTTTTGATGAACTTAGAAACGCAGGATTCTTCGACAATGTAGGCACTTTTATTTTGGATAGTGTCACCACGTGGACAGAAGCGTTGATGAACGAAATCTTACGGAAGCAAGGGAGAACAGGTGGTATTCCGCAGCTCATGGATTGGCAAGTCCAAATGAATACCATAAGAGATACGATGAAGCTTATCACCTCTCTTCCTTGCAACTGTATGCTTATTGGACATATAGACGTTGATAAAGATGAGGTAACAGGACGGATGGTTACTAATCCGATGCTCACAGGTAAATTGAGAGCTAAGTTGCCTTTGCTGTTTGATGAGATATATGTTACAATGACAAAGGAGACGAGCAAAGGTGTGGAATATACACTGTTAACTCGTAGTACTGGTCTTTATAGAGCACGTACACGCCTTGGTAAGAATGGAACCTTTGATACATATGAGGAACCTGACATTAAAAGGCTGCTGAAGAAGGCTGGTTTAAACACAAGTGATAAACAATAAGGAGAATCAAAATGGGTTTATTGGACCTTAATCTTGATGATGTAAAAGAACTTTCTAGTGTGGAACCTGGAGAGTATCAGTTGCGTATTAACTCTGCTGAAATCAAAACCTCTGAGAAGACTGGTGGTCAATACCTTTCGGTGTTGATGGCTATATCTGATGAGAGTGATTCAAAAGATGTTCGGAAAGTATTTATGCTTCCAACATCTGATGATGATGATAAGACTCGTAACAACCGACTTCGAGCCGTTAAAAACTTCTATGAAGCATTTGGCGTTGATAGTTCGGGTTCAGTAGATACCGACACACTGCCTGGTCTGACTGGTTGGGCAATTCTGGCTGAAGAGGAGGACCCTCAGTATGGGGTCTCCAATTATGTTAGGCGCTTTGTTTTCGGTAAGTAATACGATGGTTTATGATTGTACCAACTTAAACAATCAGACATAGTGGTAGTCATACCACAACGGACAGAAAGGGGGGAGTTCCCTATTCAGGATATTCTCCCCTCTTTTTTTAAACATTAAAGGGAAATGAATGAACGACACTAAAGAATATCGACTTAGGTGTACTGTTATGAGTGGTCAAGAGATAATTCTGTATATACCAGAAAGCATTATGA